TTTGCTACTCAACAAAGAGCAGTTGCTAGCGATGATTATTCATCTTTGATATTGGCAAATTATAACACAATAATATCTGACGTCAACGTATATGGTGGAGAACAACTTACTCAAAAACAATATGGCGCTGTTTGTGTTTGCTTGAAACCAGTTGGTGGAACAATAGCTCCTGACTATGTTAAGAATCAAATTAGTAATTTCTTACTGAATTATATTACCATTCCAGCAAGAGTAATAATAACTGATCCGGATTATATATACCTCGTTATTAACTCAACCGTTCAATATGATCAAACACAAACAACAAAATTATCTAGTGAATTGCAATCTATTGTTGTTAATACTATAAATCAATATGGTATGAATAATCTTGAAGTATTTAATGCAGACTTTAGATATAGTAGAATGGTTACTCAAATTGATAATGCAGATTCTAGTATAACAAGCAATTCGACTGATATATTGTTAGCAAAACGACTTTCACCATTATTAAATACACAAACAACATATACTTTGAATTTCAACAATCCAGCTGATGTTGAGCAATTTAATCCTCAGATTGGATATAATGCTTATACTGCTTTTAGTGATGAACCAGTTGTAACTTCAACTGCATTTACATATGTCGATTCAAACAACGTCCAAACTCCTTTATGTTATATAAGAGATGATAATATCGGTAATCTGATTGTTTATACTGATATAAATGGGAAATTTACTGTAATTAATCCATCATTAGGAGTAATCGATTATGCGACTGGAACAATTACAATAAACAAATTGACTGTATCAAGTTATAACAATTATATCTATCTCTATATGGCTCCATTAAATAAAGATGCTATTGTTAGAAATAGTTTGATTTTGAACATTGACCCTGCTGATATTACAGTAACAATGGAACAGACTGTAAAATAATATGGATTTTAATATCGAAAAAACAATTTCGAATTTTGTAGAAACTCAGTTTCCTCAGTTTTATTTGACTGAAGGACCAAATTTCGTATTGTTTGTCAAGGCTTACTATGAATGGCTCGAATCAGAAGGTCAGGCAGTAAATCAAGCGAGAAATTTATATGATTACAGAGATATTGACAACACTCTTACTTCATTTCTTGAACATTTTCAAAAAAAATACCTTTATGGTATTCCATTCAATGTAATTGTCAACAAGAGATTTTTACTTAAACATATTCTTGATGTTTACAGATCAAAAGGCTCAATAAACTGTTATAAGTTATTGTTTAAGCTTATATATGACCAAGATTGTGAAATATATCTGCCAAAAATAGATATATTAAAACCATCAGATGGTACTTGGGTCGAGCCAAAATATCTTGAAGTTACTAATACAGGAAATTTGCAAGAATTTGTTGGAAAAACAATTGTTAGTTCTTCCGGAATAACAACTGCTGTTTGTGAGGGGTATGTTAAAGAGCCGGTAAATGGAAATATTGTCAATATTCTTTATATCTCGAATATTCAACCTTCTGGGAGTACATTTTATACTGGAGAAAAAATACTATTATATCTAGACAACTCGATATCAATCGATCAAGCACCAACAATTATCGGTTCATTGACGAATTTACAGTTATTGAGTGGAGGAATTGGTTTTAATGTTGGTGACTTGCTAAAAATAGCGCATGTAGACCCATTAACAAACAAGATAGCATCATTTGGCATAGATGGTGAAGTTAGAGTATTGGAAACAAAAAGACAGTCAGGAGGATTGACATTTAATATTAATAATGGTGGTTCTGGATACAAACAATCCTCAGAAACGTTTGTTTACAATAATCCATCTGATACAACAGGATCTGGTGGGTATTTTTCATTTGGGCCTCTTAAGGACACAGTAACTGTAACATACAATACAGATCTATTGATCAATTATGCAAATACTCTGCTTGGCGCAGCATCATATGGATATCCTGGAAACACTTCTGCAAACAGTTCAACAGCTTTTCAGAACATGTTGAGTTTTAAAACAGAAACATTTGGAACGTTCCAGTCTTTGACAAACATATTTGTCGGAAATAACTATAGTACATCACCATATATTTTTGTTAAATCTGCAATTACATCTCTTCCCTTGTCAGGAAATGTTACCTATAACACCGGTTCGAATAATATTACAGGAACATCAACAACATTTACAACGATTTTCTCCAGCAATGATATGATTTTTATTCAGGCAAATAACTCAAATTCGCAAACTGGTGAATATCAGATAATAAAATCTGTAAATAGCGATACTTCTATTACTCTGTATGGGCCTCCACAAAACAATTCAACTGTATCTGCAACATATAGCTTGACACCAGAAATATTTCCTGCTACTTTTGCTCCATATGAACCAATTATGGTAAGAGCGGATCAAACAATACCAGGAAACAATGCTGTTATAACAGCATTGACAGTAACTGGTAACGATAGCGTTTATAGTGTCACAGCTGTTGATTCTGGTAAAGGTTATGTTGATGGAGAAATTGTAAATGCATATCTAGTTGATGGATTAAATACACCTACTATAATTAATGCTGGTATAAATTATTCGAATAATGATACTATTGTTTTCTCTGGGGGCGGTTACTCATCCCCAGCAATCGGATATGTTTTAACAAACTCTAATGGAAATATTACCTCGGTTGTTATGTTATACAGTGGATCTGGGTATCAATCAGCTCCAGATGCATCAGTAAAGTCTCAGTATGGTTCTGGAGGAATTCTTTCTGCAACTGTTGCTGGGGCAGGTCAATTTAACACGTTTAGCCGTGTAATTGGTAAGGTTATTCGTTCCGGTGTTGGTATAAAACCAGGTTATTGGTCGACAACAAAGGGGTTTTTAAATTCTAATAAATATATACAAGATAGTTATTTTTATCAAGATTTCTCTTATCAAATAAAGGTTGCAAACACTCTAGAAAAATATAAACAAATCCTTTATAATACGTTCCATATTAGTGGAAATGAATTGTTTGGCGAATTTTTACTAATAAATACAGAAAGTTCACCGATTGGTATTTTATATGATCAAAACTATATGAGTTTGCATCCAAAAATATATTTGAACAGTGATATGACTGGAGTTAAAGTTGATACAATCCTTTATACAATGGATGAAATAGTTGAAAACGATTTGTCATCTGATAATAGCACTATAAAATCCGATTCTATTTTGTATACCGCAGATCAAACGTACTTTAATAATTAAAAGGAACAGTAAAAATGTCGCAACAAAACATTAATGTCGGAACGGTGCCAAACGATGGAACAGGCGATCCGATCCGTACAGCCATGATAAAGGTGCAAAACAATTTTAGTGAGTTTTATGCTGCTCTCGCGCCTAATCTTTCGACAAACAATGTTACTGCAGCAAATAATTTGACAGTAACGGCCAATCTTTATGCTACTACAATTTCTACTGTTGGTGGTTCTGGTGCAAATCTTTATTTTGATCCGGATGGAACAGCAGACGTTGTATTTACTAACCAAACAGAAGTTTGGGTGTTATCTAATGCACAGTCGACTAGTGTTTCGACTGGTGCTCTAGTAGTAAATGGTGGTATAGGCGTTGCTAACTCAATTGTTTCCGGAAATAACGTTCTTGTTACTAATTTAGTCAATGCAGCATCATACACAGTCGGTTCAGCATTTGTAGCAAACGGATCTGGTGTTTATACAACAGGAACAGTAAATGCTACATCTCATACTATTGGAACAAACTTTGTCGCTAATTCAACAACAGTTGCATCAAATGGTTATATCACTGCAGCAAATGGGTTCCTTTCAAACGGAAACTACGCCAATGCATATACAGACGGTATAGTAGTTGATTATGTAACAAATAATGGTAGAATAAGTGTCGGTGCTGTTGATAATCTTTCATTTTATACCGGTGGTATAGGAAGCTCGTTGACAGCATCAGTAAATACATCTGGCTTATATGTGACCGGTCTCGTCAATACTACATTGGTTACAACTGGTGGCGGCGGTGGTTCAGCAACTGGCGGTATCACTGTTAATTCATCAGTAATCACCATCGGCAACACCACAGTCAACGTATCAACCAATTCTACTCATTTTTATGCAGGTAACTCTACTTACTACGGGTTCGGTAACTCTACTGCTGA